GCTGAGCGTGAATTCAATGTCAGGTCTTCGGACCTGACTGTTGTGACTAATCCAAGCAAATCTTTGCTTGCTCGTTATCTTGAATGTCTTGAATGAAGTTTTACACAAACGTTGAACAAGCTGGCAATCGTTTGCTGGTCCGTGGTTATGAGAATGGCAATCGTTACAGCGTGAAGGTTCCTTTCAACCCCACGATGTACCTGCCTACAAAGAACTATTCAGAGTGGCGTACCCTTGAAGGTGACTGTGTGGAACCGCATAAGTTTGGTTCCATCACAGAAGCACGAGATTTTGTAAAGCAATACAAAGAAGTTGAAGACTTTGAGATCTATGGTAACTCTCGCTTCCTCTATCAGTATATTGCTGAAGAGCATCCTGAGGAGGAAGTGAAGTTTGACAGCAGCAAGATTCGTGTATTTACTATTGACATCGAGACTGCTGCCGAGAATGGATTCCCTGATATTGAAACCGCAGACCAAGAGATCCTTGCTATCAGTATCAAGGATAGTTTTACGGGACGTATCACTGTGTTTGGTGCCCGTCCCTTCAACAACGTGGATTCAATGGTGGATTATATGCACTTCCGCCATGAGGAAAGTATGCTCGGTGCCTTCCTCGAATTCTGGCAAGCAAACTATCCAGACGTAGTTACTGGTTGGAACGTACAGCTATTCGATATGCCGTACATTCACAATCGTATTGATCGTATCCTTGGTGAGAAATTTACCAAACTTCTCTCACCTTGGAAACTAGTATCTCGCCGTGAGATCTTCATCAAAGGTCGGAAGCAGTTTGCTATCGATACCCTTGGTATCTCGACGCTGGACTATCTTGAACTGTATAAGAAATTTACTTATACAAACCAAGAGTCCTATCGTTTGGATCACATCTGTAATGTAGAACTGGGTGCAAAGAAACTCGACCACAGCGAGTTTGATACCTTCAAAGAGTTCTATGAGAAAGACTGGCAAAAGTTTATCGAGTACAACATTCATGACGTTCGCCTGGTGGATCAACTAGACGATAAGATGAAGTTGATTGAACTTGCATTCACTATGGCATACGACGCCAAGGTGAATTATGAAGATGTGTTTAGTCAAGTTCGGATGTGGGATAACTATATTTACGTGGAACTTCTGAAGCGTAAGATTGCGATCCCGCCCAAGAAGGAAGCGACTAAAACCGAGAAGTATGCAGGTGCATATGTCAAAGAACCGATTCCTGGGTTTTATAATTGGGTGGTTAGCTTTGACCTTAATAGCCTGTATCCCCATCTTATTATGCAGTACAACATCTCGCCCGAGACGCTCATTGAACGTAGGCATCCCTCTGCAAATGTTGAAGGGTTCCTGAATAAAGAGATTGAGGTTGAAGGTGAGTATGCTGTATGCCCCAACGGAGCACAGTATCGTAAAGACATCCACGGGTTTCTTCCGTTGATGATGCAGAAGATGTACGATGGTCGTGTCATCTATAAGAAGAAGATGATTGAGGCAAAGAAGCAGTATGAGAAAACTCCTACTGTAGAACTCATGAAAGAGATTGCCCGCTGCAATAACATTCAGATGGCAAAGAAGATCTCTCTCAACTCTGCCTATGGTGCCATCGGCAACGAGCACTTCCGTTATTACAAACTGGCAAATGCTGAAGCGATCACTTTGTCTGGTCAGCTCTCGATTCGTTGGATTGAGAACCGTATGAACCAATATCTAAATAAGGTGTTGAAGACCAACAACGTTGATTATGTTATTGCTTCCGATACTGACAGCATTTATCTATGTCTTGATGCTCTCGTGGTCAGCGTATTTGGTAATGATCTGCCTCCTAAAGAGAAGATCGTTGCGTTCCTCGATAAAGCATGTCAATCTCAGATTGAACCGTATATTGAAAAGAGTTACCAAGAACTTGCCACCTACGTCAATGCCTACGCGCAGAAGATGCAGATGAAGCGTGAGAACATCGCTGATCGTGGTATCTGGACCGCGAAGAAGCGATACATTCTCAACGTGTGGGACAGTGAAGGTGTTCGATATGCAGAACCTAAGATGAAAATCATGGGTCTCGAAACTGCCCGTTCTTCAACCCCAGCATTTTTTAGGGATAAGTTGTATGCAGCATTTAAGATTATTATCGGCAAAACAAATGATGAACTTATCGATTTCATCAATGTCGTGCGAGCAGAAACGAGACTGCGACCTTATGAAGAAGTTGCATTCCCAAGAGGAGTTAACAACCTGGCTAAGTATCGTCACCCAACTGAGATCTACCAACCCAAAACTCCAATCGCCGTCAGAGGAGCACTGCTGTATAATCACTATGTTAAAAAACACAAAGTAGAGAACAAGCATCCTCTCATTCAGGAAGGTGAGAAGATCAAGTTCATGTATCTCAAGACTCCAAACCCCATCCACGAGAACTGTATTAGTTTCTTCGGTCAGTTGCCCCATGAGTTTGGACTGGAGAAGTACGTGGATTACCAGACACAATTTGAAAAGTCGTTCCTCGAACCGCTCAAAAATGTGCTACAATGTATTGGATGGCAACACGAAAAAGTGATCACGATTGGGAGTTTCTTTGAATGAACATCTGGGTTGTGACTTGGACTAATCATGTCGTTGGGCAGATTGGTCCAGAAAATATCAAATGCTTTGAACAGTTTGAAACTGCCAGAGCATTTGCTAAAATGATGAGTAATGATTACTCTTACGTAAACATGTATGAAGATGAGGTAAAACAATGGGATTCCTAGATACAGTAATTAAAGAGAGTGGCAATGAATTTGCTAGCGTGGTTAGTGACGGTGTTGCTGCTGGCGACATCACTACCTTTGTTGATACAGGTTCTTACATTTTCAACGCAGTCGTTAGTGGATCTTTATTTGGTGGAATCCCAAGTAACAAGGTCACTGCCCTCGCAGGTGAAAGTAGTACAGGCAAAACTTTTTTCGCACTCTCTGTTGTTCGTAACTTTCTTAATGCTAATCCTACTGGTGGAGTTATCTATTTTGAAAGTGAGTCAGCTATTTCTCGGGATATGATCGAGAGTCGTGGTATTGATTCCAAGCGAATGATTATCATGCCTGTGGGAACCATCGAAGAGTTCCGTACCCAAGCTTGTCGTATCCTCGACAAGTACATGAAGGAACCTAAAGATGAACGAGTGCCTATGCTATTCGTTCTGGACTCCCTTGGTATGCTCTCTACCTCCAAAGAGATGGAAGACGTTGCCAACGACAAGCAGGTTCGTGACATGACTAAATCCCAACTCATCAAAGGTGCCTTCCGAGTGCTGACCCTGAAACTGGGTCAGGCAGGTGTGCCTATGATCGTGACGAACCATACCTACGATGTGATCGGATCGTATGTGCCACAAAAAGAAATGGGCGGTGGTACTGGACTGAAGTATGCTGCATCGACTATCATATACTTGTCGAAGTCGAAAGAGAAAGATGGCACAGAGGTGGTGGGTAACATCATCAAATGTGAAGCCAAGAAATCTCGACTAACTAAAGAGGGAAGTAAAGTTGCTACAAGACTCTATTTTGACGAACGCGGACTGGATCGCTATTACGGACTACTGGAATTGGGTGAGGAATACGGAGTATTCACCCGTAAGGGCAATCGGGTGGTTGTTGGGGAATCTTCCGTTTATCCTTCTGTTATTCTTGCTGATCCCGAAAAGTACTTCACAGAAGAAGTGATGGCACAACTCGAAGAAGCAGCACGTAAAGAATTCTCCTATGGCAACTGAGCGCATCGAAGAAACTATCTTGCGTAACCTCCTTTACAACGAGGAGTATTACCGCAAGGTAGTTCCCTTTCTAAAAGCAGAATATTTCAACGAATACCATGAGCGAATCTTATTCGAAGAGGTTGCTGACTTTGCCAGTAAGTATGACAAGATACCTACTCAAGAAGTTCTCGCAATCAATCTACAATCTAGAAACGATCTTACAGAAGACACATTCCAGAGTTCGTTATCTACACTCAAGTCCCTTGGAGATGAATGGGTTGATTTCAACTGGCTCCTTGATGCCACAGAAAAGTGGTGCCAAGACCGAGCAATCTATCTCGCCCTCATGCAGTCTATCAAGATCGCAGATGGCGGCGATAAGAAACTATCAAAAGATGCGATCCCAAGTATCCTACAAGCGGCCCTGGCAGTATCTTTCGACGAACACATAGGACACGATTACATTGAACAAGCAGAAGACCGATATGATTTCTACCATCGTAAGGAAGAAAAGATTCCCTTTGATCTCGAAAAGTTTAACTTCATTACAAAAGGTGGTCTCCCTAACAAGACTCTCAACATCGCTCTTGCTGGTACAGGTGTCGGGAAATCTCTATTCATGTGCCATGCGGCTGCTGCCGCGCTCACTCAGAACTACAACGTTCTCTACATTACATGTGAAATGGCAGAGGAGAAAATTGCTGAGCGAATTGACGCAAACCTACTGAATGTCAATGTTAAAGATATTGTTGAACTACCCGAAGTTCTCTTTAATTCTAAGGTCAATGAGATCGCTAGGAAGACAAGAGGCAAACTTATCATCAAAGAGTATCCAACTGCAAGTGCCCATGTCGGACACTTCAAGGCACTACTCTCAGACCTTTCCTTGAAAAAGGATTTCAAACCTGATATAATCTTTGTAGATTATCTAAACATCTGTGCAAGTGCGAGGTATAAAGGTGCGATTGTTAATTCTTACACGTATGTCAAAGCGATTGCTGAAGAGTTGCGCGGTCTTGCTGTGGAACATAATGTACCTATTGTCTCTGCTACTCAAACTACTCGTAGTGGTTACGGCAATTCTGACCCTGACCTTACCGATACTAGTGAGTCTTTTGGTCTTCCTGCCACTGCTGATTTTATGTTTGCCCTTATCAGCACTGATGAACTTGAACAACAAGGTCGCATCATGGTCAAACAACTTAAAAACCGATACAACGACCCAACTGCCTCTAGAAAATTCATGGTGGGAATTGACAGAGCGAAGATGAAGCTGTATGATGTAGCAGATGATGCTTCCTCAATCAGCATCGATAGCGAAGATCCTGGTGAAGACTTCGCACAATTTCAACAATCACAAAACCGTCTATCTAAATTTGCTGAGTGGAATGTATGACTATTGAATTCAAAAAGTATGAAGAGTTTGTGGCACAGGTTACCTCTGCTGCTTCTACGAACTTCGTTGATTTTGCTGATCGGATTGGCGAGCTGGATCGTGAGGGTGCCAATATTGAACGACTGCTTACTGCTGGCGTTGGCATCAATGCTGAGGGTGGTGAGTTCCTTGAGATCATTAAGAAGATGGTTTTCCAAGGTAAGCCTTGGAACCGCGACAACCGAGAGCATCTTATTATTGAGTTGGGTGATATCATGTGGTATGTGGCACAAGCTACCCAAGCACTAGGTATCTCAATGGAAGAAGTTCTTGATACTAACATCACCAAACTTTCTAAGCGTTATCCTGAGGGAACCTTTGACGCTTACTATTCCGAAAACCGAGCAGCGAACGATCGCTGATAATACTAACCTCCCTCTAAATACTAGCAGGGAGGTTTTTTTCTTATGACACAACAAGGAAAATACAGTCTGTCTGGTCCATGGGCTGAGGCAGTTCGTAAGGTTATGGACTCCCTTGGTGGAGATGGTTATGCATATTATGATTTTGATATTACTGATATAAAAGATCCAGAAGCATCAAAGAGAGGCAGATATTATTTTGCCATCAAAGTATTTACAACTCGTGTTGGTAGGAAACAAGCAGCGAGACATATTGCTACTAACATACAACAATTATTTTCTGGTGTTGAAGTAGAAAAAGAAAATACCCAAATTGATATACCAGTAACGTCTGGGCAATATACAAAGTATATTCGTGTTCTAGTAAAACCAGCAGCAGGAGCTGGATCTGGTGGTGGAGCAGAAGAGACCAAAAGAAATGAATGTGCCCAGTGTGTGTATGCTGCTCTGGCATTCCACGTTTATAGGGGAGAGATCGACCCAACTAAACCAATTTCTCCTGAGCACTATGAGCAGGCAACAAAACATATTCTGATTGATGCTAAACCAGAAGATTGTTATGGAGATGCCCTCGATACCGAATGGCATTTTTCATCTATCAAGGGAGCAAATAAACTCTGGAAAACTTTTGGCGGATCTACAAAAAATTATATTTTTTGTAGGGGTGGAGGACCAGATGATAAGGAGATCAAGAAAGCATACCAGAGAGCAAGGAAAAGTATGCTGAAAGATCCAAACAACAAAGTAATTTTCTCATCCGAAGATAAATGGAATCCTGCTGATATCTGGATGGTTTCAACTTCTTTCAACGCTAGTGATTTAGATCAATATAAAACAGTTGATACAATCAATCAATTCCTGAAAGAAATGTATGAAGAAAGAGAATTGATTGGAGTGTCTCTAAAGAAGATGAAGGGTGATGCTAAATTGAAAGTCTTGAATTATAACCCTAATGACAAA